TTAAAGCTCAGAGAATGATTGCAGGTAATGACTAAAATACAATTAATATTAGCAAGTATTATTATAGCAAGTTGTACTAGTTCTGGCTACAATGGATCGCATGAGGTCGATTGGATGCCAGATCGAGTAGTTTGGGAACAAAATATTATAGACTGTAGAAGAGCAACTGTTTGTAGAGCAGAAGATCTTTTTAAGCAGTAATAAATAACGTAGGAGAAAATAATGCCAAGTTTGAAACAAGCACGTAAGGGTCTATGGGGATCTGCAATAATATTTTTAGCACTTCTTGGATTTCAGTTTGTAGTATTTCTAGGAGCAAGAACTTTATACGCAGAAGAAATAGACTTTAGTTCAGTAAAAATGAAATGGAATACCTGTGCGGCCTGTCACGGCAATGAAGCACAAGGTAAGCCAGGATTTCCTAGTCTTAACTGGATGGAAGAAGATTACATCGTAGAAGCATTGACTGACTACAAACAAATGATTACCCGTGGTGACATGAGCGGTATTATGTTTGGTCAAGCAGCAACGCTATCAGATGAGGAAGTTGTACAGATGGCAAAATATATTAAGGAACTAAAAAATGACTAGACTAAATGCAGCAGTAAGTACATTTGCAATCCTCGTTTTTATGCTAGGAGCAAAAGCAGAAGCAGCAGAGATTGATTATGCAGAAAATGTAGCACCTATCTTTGTAGAGCAGTGTCAGAGCTGTCACAGAGAAGGCGGCATTGCTCCTTGGGCAATGACTGACTACAGAATGCTTCAAGCATTCGCACCTGCAATCAAAGAAGCAGTTACATCATTAAGAATGCCACCAGGACAGATTGATCGTAAGTATGCAAAGGATATCATAAATCATCGTACACTAAATGATTTAGAAATGGAAACTATTGTAGAGTGGGTCAATGCAGGAGCACCTGTAGAAGGTGACAGAGATCCACTAACAGAAACTGTTTACTCTACATCAGAGTGGGTACACGGCGAGCCTGATATGATCATTGAAGTACCTCCTATGGAGATTCCTGCAGGTCCTTCAGCAATTCCTTATCGTTATGTCAGTGTACCCACTGGTTTAACAGAAGACAAGTGGTTGCGTGGATCGGAATATTTGCCTTCAGAGCCTACTGTGATGCATCACATGCTAAACTCAGTCGTACTTCCTGGTAAAGGCAGTATGAATATTCTAGGCGCACAAGGTGGTGGACAAGCTGAGATGAACTTTGCGAGTGTCTCTGCTTATGTTCCAGGTGGTGATCCAGATTTTTATGACGAGAATACTGGCGGATTACTTCGTGCAGGTTCAATTGTAAATCTACAGTTACACTACACACCAGACGGCACTGCTAGAACAGACAACGCACGAATTGGGTTGTACTTCCATGACGAAGGCGTAGTACCAGAAGAAAGAATGGCAGGCGATTGTGCTTGTATATTCCCGCAAACTTGGACACCGATTCCGCCGTACGATCCTAACTTTGTACAGACAGCAGAAGTAGTATTAAAGAACGATGTTAACTTGCACACATTCTTACCGCACATGCATTTCCGTGGTAAGAGTATGAAAGCAACTGCATTCTACCCAGACGGCAGCAGTGAAGAGTTGATTGATGTTCCTGTGTACGACTATGCTTGGCAGCTTTCATATACATGGAAAGAGCCTAAGCCCTTACCCAAAGGAACTCGTTTGTTTGTAGAAGGCGCATTCGATAACTCAGTAGACAACAAGATGAACCCGGATCCAAGTAGAGAAGTACCATGGGGACAGATGAGCCAGGATGAAATGTTTTTTGGTGCCTTTACTTGGAAGAATGCAGAATAAGTTATTTTTATAAATAGTAGAAACGAGATAGAGAGAGGCTGTAACTTCTCTCTATCTCTAAACAAGTGAAACTAATAAGGAGAATCACATGTCTACTACTACTTATAACATTGTATATAAGACTACCAACCTTGTCAATAACAAAATCTATATTGGCATACACTCCACTAATGATATCAATGACGGCTACTTAGGTAGCGGTGTCTATCTTTTTTCTGATCTCAAAAAATACGGCAAAGAAAACTTTAACAGAGAAGTGCTTTACGAATGCTCAAGTCGTGATGTTGCTGCTGCTATTGAAGCCTCTTTGGTTAATGAAGAGTTTGTATATAGAAAAGATACATACAATTTAAAACCAGGCGGATGCAGAATGAAAAATGGTAAGCCTAAAATAAAATTGAGAGCTGGTTTAGATTTGTCTCGTCTCTCAATGAAAGAACGCAAGCGTCTAGCAGGTTCTCCACGATATAAATTGTGACAACACGATGTTACTTTATAACACGCTGTTGTCATATTTGACGATTATTTGATCCTTGTTTTTATATATAGTAATGAGTGTTTTATCAAGGCGCTCATTTACTTTAACTTTATTTTGCTCACAAGGCAAGGAATTAAAAATGATTATCGGCGCAAAGACAGCCAAACTAGAAACAGTTGTTACTTTTATGTTAGCGTTAGTAGTAACCTCACCTGTAGTACTCGCAGCAATCGCAGTAATTTAAGCGTTATAAATAGTAATATAGAAAGACAAGGATATTACTATGGTAAACGTTTTAGCAAATGTAACAGAATCAACATGGGACGCTAGTAACCCTGGTGAATTAGACTATCTAAAGCCTAATGGTTTTAAGTTTAAGATTCACAATTTACCTAGTGTCTCATTCTTTTGTCAGTCTGCAAACATTCCAGATGTTTCAATGGGATCTCCCCAAGTTGCTACACCTCTTGTTGATTATTATCAGCCAGGAGATAAGCTTGCCTATGGTGAGCTAAATATTCGTTTTCTTATTCAAGAAAATATGAACAACTATAATGAAATATATGAATGGCTAGTCGGACTAGGCTTCCCAGAAAGTCATAAACAATATACTGATTTTTCTAATAGTCAGTCATATCGCTTCCCTACCATAAACCCATCAAAGCAAAGATCGCTCGGCAACTTTAGCGATGCATCTTTGTTTATTCTTGATTCAAATAATAATACAATAAAAACAATAGTGTTTCAAGATGCGTTTCCGGTTTCTCTTAGTGGTCTTGAGTTTGAGATAAGTTCCGGTAGCACTGAATATTTTCAAGGAGTTGCTGCGTTTAGATACAGACAGTACAAGATTACAACGCCATAAATATGATATATATTATGAGGTTTTATTATGATTACATTGAACGAACTACAAGACACATGGAAAACAGACTGCAAAATAGACGAACTCAACCTTGGCAGTGAGTCTATAAAAACCGCAGAGCTTCACTCTAAGTATCTCAACCATCTAACTAACTTTAAGCTACAGCTAAGAAAGTTTGAATCTCAAATGCTTACTCTTCGTAGAGTGAAGTGGAGATACTTTCGTGGCGAATTATCCAAACTAGAACTAGACGATTTAGGTTGGGAGCAGTACTTAGGTCCACAGCCTTTGAAAAATGAAATGCAAGAATACCTAGACAGCGACTCTGAAATTATCAAAATAAATGATAAGCTAGATTATGTAAGAGCTTGTTTGTACCAATGTGAGTCTATTATGAAGTCACTAAATAGTAGAACATGGGATATAAAAAATGCTGTGGAATTTATGAAGTTTACTAACGGAAGTTTTTAGTGATTAGAGTAATAAAAAAAGACGAAGCATATTTACGAGTAGAAACAGACCCTAGTACATCTCAAGAAATCTGTGATTTTTTTACATTTGAAGTTCCTGGTGCTAAGTTTATGCCTAGCTATCGGGCTAGAGTGTGGGACGGAAAAGCTAGATTGTTTAACATGTATCGCCAAGAACTATATGTAGGCTTGTTGCCATATTTACAAGAGTTTGCAGATACATTAGAATATACGGTTGAAGTTGATATTGCTAAAATAGGTGACCCGGTATCGTCACAGTATGTTGAAGCGTTTGCTAAAAAACTAAATCTACAAAGCGCAGGCAAAGATATTGAAATACGAGATTACCAAGTAGAAGCTGTTAAGCATTCTATCAACAAAGGCAGAGCGTTACTTCTATCACCTACTGCTTCAGGCAAATCTCTCATCATATACAATCTTGTTAGATATCACCAACATCTTGGAAGAGAGCAGCTCCTCATCGTACCTACTACCTCTCTAGTTGAACAGATGTACGGAGATTTTAAAGACTACTCAACTGCAAATGATTGGGACGTGGCTGAAAACTGCCATAGAATATATGGCGGCAAAGATAAAACAATAGAACTGCCAGTAACTATTTCTACTTGGCAATCTATTTACAAATATCCTAAATCTTGGTTTGATAGATTTGATGTTGTCTACGGCGATGAAGCCCACAACTTTAAAGCCAAGTCTCTTACTTCCATATTAGATAAATGTACTGATGCAGCTTATCGTATTGGGACAACAGGCACACTTGATGGCGCCAAAACCCACAAGCTAGTGTTAGAAGGTATCTTTGGTTCAGTCAAAAAAGTTATTACTACTAAGAAGTTAATGGATGATAATGCAGTTGCCAGCCTTGATATAACTTGTTTAGTATTAGAATATTCTGATGTTGAGCGTAAGCTAGTTAAAGGTATGACGTATCAAGAAGAAATGGATTGGATTGTAAGTCATCCTGTTAGAAATACTTTTCTAAAAAACTTATGCACTACACAAACAGGTAACACCTTAGTATTGTTTCAGTATGTTGAGAAGCATGGGAGAGTGTTATATGACCTTATAAATAATAAGGTAGGCGATACTAGAAGTGTGTTCTTTGTGTATGGTGGAACTGCTACTGAACAACGTGAAGAAATACGAGCGTTAACAGAAACAAAAGATGATGCAATTATAGTTGCCTCATACGGAACTTTCTCTACTGGTATTAACATTAGGAATCTTCACAATATAGTATTTGCGAGTCCTAGTAAATCTAGAATAAGAAATCTACAATCCATTGGTAGAGGGCTTAGAAAAGGTGATAACAAAACAAGTTGTAATCTCTTTGATGTAGGTGATGATATATCCTGGAAGTCAAAGAAAAACTATACACTCGGTCATATGGTTGAACGAGTAAAAATATATAATGAAGAAGGGTTTAAATATAAACTCGTTAAGGTGCCCATTAATGTCTCATAACTATAAAATTGTAAACCTAATAAATGGTCTTAATATCGTGGGTGATTTAGAATACACCGCAGAAGAAATTGTAGTTAAGTACCCGTTAGAGATTGCTGCTAAACCTATCAATAATGAAGCAGGTGTTTTAATAGGAGAACATATGGTTCTTCGACCTTATCTTGTAATGACTGATGATGTTGAAGTTAATATTCATCAAATCTCTGTTGTTGCCATTTCTTCTTTAAGCGAAAGGCTTTGGGGGTCTTATGAGGATATGGTTGAAAACGTCTATCTAAAAGAGATTTCTTTTGATGGTAATTTTATTAAAGAAGATGCTAACGAATTGCCAGAAGACATTACAAACATGGATGATGAAGAACTTGATTACCTACAAGAACAACTAGACTTAATTGCTAATGGTAACAAAGATAAAACCTATCATTAAGGTATCCCTTTCTTTCTAACAGAATCATTATAACAAGGTGTTCGGTTAGTGTCAAGCATTACTTAACATTATTATCAATTAATTTAGCTTGACAAAGGATGGTTTTTTTAGTATTATTATATTATGATTTCAATTGGAGACTAATATGTCAAAAGAAAAGAACGCCCACTATGTAGACAATAAAAAGTTCTATGCAGAAATAACAGTGTGGAAACAACAGTGGGATGAGTCAGTAGCTAAAGGCGAACCTACACCTCAATGCACACACTATCTCGGTGAATGTTTTGTTAAGATTTCAAATCATCTCGCATATAAATCAAACTTTGTAAACTATACTTTCAGAGATGAAATGATTCTAGACGGCATTGAAAACTGTTTGCGCTATGCTGATAGGTTCAACCCAGAGAAATCTAAAAATCCGTTTGCATACTTCACACAGATTACTTACTATTCTTTTATTCGCCGAATAAAGAAAGAGGCAAGACAAACCGAAACGGCTATGAATTACTTACAGAGTATTGACTTGCAGCAATTGCTAGACGAAGTTGAAGGTGATTCCGGTAGCTATGAATATCTCAAGTGGGTTCAAACTCAAGTAGATTTGAATGCCAAAGAAAAACAAAGCCTAAACTCTATTTCGGATAAAAAAACTGTCAAAAGAAGACCCAAGTATTTTGATAAAAAAGAAGAAGAGCTTGACATATAATAATAGTTGTAGTATACTGTATTTAAAACTAACAGGACTATTATATAATGAAAGTACGTTACTCCGAGATATTTTATAGTTTTCAAGGCGAAGCTGAACTTGCCGGAACACCGACAACTTGGCTTCGCTTCTTCGGCTGTAATTTAGAATGTAATGGATTTGGTCAAGACAATCCTGCCGATACAACGACACACGAACTTCCGTATAAAGACTTTGACACTAGCAATATAATTGCCGTTGAACAATTGCCAGTGTGGGAATTCGGATGTGATTCCTCATACTCTTGGTCTATGAAGTACAAACACTTAGCTCAAGATGCTACCCCCGAAGTTGCTGCTGATAAGCTAGAAGCATTGCTTCCTCATGGAAAGTTTACTCATCCTGAGACTGGTCAAGAAAACATGCTTGCTTTTACAGGCGGCGAGCCAATGTTACAACAAAAGCAAATGAAAGCTATTGTAAATGAGTTCTTAATCAGAGGCAACCCTCCGAAGATTATCACTGTTGAAACTAATGGTACTAAAAAACTCAGTGCAGACTTGAAAACCTTTATCAATGATTATCTATCTGAGATGGACATTCGTTGGCATTGGGCTATTAGTCCGAAAATACTACACACTTCAGGTGAAACTGGTGCGGTTGATGTAGACATGTTTATGTCGTACATTGACGGCGTGTACGGTACCGGGTGTCTCAAGTTTGTATGCAATGGTTCTGATGCTTCATGGGCAGAAATAGAACGATATGTCAAAGAAGTTATTGTTTATTGCAACGGAGCAGAGATAACTGTTCCTGATATATGGATCATGCCCGTAGGGGCAACAAAAGAAGAACAGGAAACTGTTGCTGACATTGTAAACGAATCTATGAGACGAGGATATAAAGTAGCAACTCGTAATCACGCATATGTGTATGGAAATATTATTGGGACTTAATTATGCAGTTTAAAGATGACAAACTATTTGTAGATTGGACTGACATTGATGCCTTCTGTTTAGAGATGGCACACGAAGGAAGTCGGTTGGGCATTGAGAAAGTTATCGGTGTTTCTCGTGGCGGGCTAATACCAGGTGTTATTATTTCACATTTGATGGGAGTGCCTTTTGATTCAATCACTTGGCAAACTCGTGACGGCGATAAGCGAGATACTAAAAAAGTTCTAAATTTTAATAATCCTAAATATATGATAGTAGATGACATGGTTGACAGTGGCAAGACTATGATAGACTTGATGTGTCTTGCTCCTGACGCAGTTAAAGCGGTTATCTTTAATAAAAAAGAAGATGTATTACTTGACATTGTAGGTCAAGAGTTATATAATGTAAGCGAATGGGTAGTCTTTCCTTGGGAAAATAATTAACAGGATAATATGATGAGAACTAGCACTGTAAGACAAATTCCGTATGTTGGTTCTGGATCTTCAGGCCCAGATACGATTTATGTGGTAGACTTCTATGAAAATAGCATTAAGATTGAAACCAGAGAATTCGTGAACAAAAGTGTACATTATGCAGAATCTGCTGCAAGAAATTGGGACGCAGGGATAATTAAAAATGATAAGTAAACAGATTAAAACTAGATTACAACGAGCAGGTAAGCGTTTTCATGCCGCAGATAATATTTCTGAGTTTATGCATGAGGGAGACCATGAAGAATTAATTGAAGAGCTTACTGACAAATTTCAAGGTGTGTTAGAGAGCCTAGTTATAGATGTTGATAACGATCCGAATAGCATAGACACTAGCCGAAGGTTAGCTAAAATGTATATAAACGAGATAATGTCTGGTCGTTATAACGATATGCCTAAAGTAACTTCATTTCCTAATGAAGGCCAATATGATCAGTTGATAATAGTTCGGTCAGATATCAAGTCAATGTGTTCACATCATCATCAGCCAGTTACTGGTATCTGTTACATAGCCTGTTTGCCCGGAGATAACGTTATTGGTCTTTCTAAGTACACTAGGATAGCACAACATTTAGCTCAACGAGGACAGCTTCAGGAAGAGTTGACTGAAATGATTGCAACCGAAATAGAGATGCTTACACAGGCTCCGGCTGTTGGTGTTTATATTCGTGCCCGTCACGGTTGTTGTGAGAATAGAGGAATTCGTTCTTCAAATAGTTCAACACAAACTACTGTACTGAAGGGTGCTTTGAAAACAGATGCTGCGTTACGAAATGAATTTATGCACAATATTCAAATTCAGGAACATCTATGCGGATAAAACAAACTGATAGACAGGTCGTTGTAGATCTAGAGACACTAAGTACTCGCCCAAATGCTTGCATTGTTTCTATAGGTGCGGTTGCATTTAATCTACAAGACGGTATACTAGATGAGTTCTTTATAAATGTTGACGCAAGCAATTCCCGTAAACATGGTTTGCATATAGACCTAAATACAATTGAATGGTGGAAACAACAATCTAAAGAAGCACAAGAAGCATGGCAGCAAGACCCTCAGCCTCTTGATTATGCACTGGAGAAGTTTGCTGAGTTTTATCAAACAGGAAATCCCATATGGGGAAATGGTTCTAGCTTTGATATTACAATTCTAGAATCTGCATACTATGCTGTCGGTTGGGACAAGGACAAAGTGTATGGAAAACACTTACCTTGGAAGTTCTGGGATATATATGACATGCGTACATTGACTAGCATATTAGGCAAGAAACTTGAAAAAACAGGTGTAGACCACAATGCACTTGACGATGCGATGGCAGAAGCAAAACTATTAATTGAGATGTTAAAATCATGAAGTTAGAATACGTTGCATCAGGCACATCATTTATGCAGCTTGCCAAACTTAAAGAACATCCAGAAGCGGCTGCTGTAGTTAACAACATGTTCGCTGACATCTTTGGTGATCAACCAGGACACACATTTTCAATATTGTATAATGCTTGGGCAGAAAGTTCTTATGGTGAAAAGCTGAGTGTACTGAAGCCATCTATTCATAACTTACACGCAGACTCAGGTGGGTTACAGATGGTCACACTCGCCCACAAATTGCCTAAAGGCACTAATATGAATACCCTCAGAGAAGAGGTATATCATAATCAAGCCGAGTGGGCTGACGTTGGCATGTGCTTTGATGAGATTCCTGTAGTCACTACCGGGGCATCAGATAGAAACGATACTAGCAACAGGTACTTTGACAGGGAGAATCGTCACAAGTATGCACAACAAACTGCTGACAACGTAGCTCGTCAAATTGAAGTCTTCAAAGAAAATAATAGTTCGTGTAAGCCTTTTATGATTTGTCAAGGTGGCGACTTAGAAACATATCTCGAATGGATTGATACTATCTTAAAAACTGTGCCTGAGGGCGATCATCATCGCATAGGCGGAGTAGCAATGGGGGGCGCTGCATTAGGCACAGGCCCTCTAGAAGATATCCAAAAAGCTTTCTTTGCTAGTCAAGTTCCTGTTAGAGATGAGAATGGCAAACTACATCTTCATGTATTAGGCGTAGGATCTATTACCCGAATGATACCTTATCTTATCTTTTTACAGAATGGATCATATGGAAATGTTCACATGTCGTATGACTCTACTACACACTCTAGAGGTGTAGAAACAGGTATGTATTATATCAGAGGAGAGATTAGAAACGGAGAACACATTCCAGGTCCTGGTAGAACAATGAATTTCACCAGAGCCAAGAGTGCAGACTCTGTAGTGGTAGGAGAACCGGGTGAATCTTGTCCTGACTTACAATATGATATTTTAATGAATGACATAAATCGTGTATACAATCTTGGCATGACAAAAGAAAGGTTTCACGAGTGTCTAAACGTTCCTACAGTTCCTTATATGGAAAAATATGGAGAACTCAGTACTTGGTATACTGCAAGAAACGCATTGTGCTGTGTATCTATTAAAAACTTTATGGATGAACTTGAAGAACTTATAAACGATAAAGATAAGTTATTACAATTAGCCAATAAAAGATACCCTGGAATTTCAGGTCAACAATTATTTGACGTTAAAGATATAGATTCTTTTAATGCTTGGATGGATCGTTGGGGTGGTATCTTTAAGGAAAAGAAAAAATCTAAAAGTATTTCACACACTAAGCCAGTAGAAGAAATACAACTAGATTTTACATGAGCAGTTATTATTTAACTTAGGAGTATATATTATGGATCAACAGAAAGTACGCAATGCAATTGAAGAGATGTCAAACTCAATGACTCGAATGGACGCAGAGCGTGATCTAATTAAAGAGATTGTAGAAAAAATCCACGAGGAAGAATTCTTAGACAAGCGAGTGATCCGGAAAATGGCTCGGGTATATCACAAGCAAAACTTTGCGGAAGAGTCTACCATCAACGAAGAGTTCGAGACTCATTTCAAAAATATTATGAGTTAGATATTGACAAAGCAAAAATATTCTGTTATTATATACAGACACTAGAGGAATATCTTATGAATGTTTTTGCTTTGCACACAGACCCAGTAATCGCTGCTCAAATGCATGCCGATAAACATGTGGTAAAAATGATTATAGAGTATGCACAACTAATGTCCACAGCACATCGTGTGCTAGACGGCTCGCTATATCAAGACAAAACCTCTAACGGAAGAAGCATCAAGCGTTGGTCATTGCCGAATGGGGTGTTAGAGAGCGTGGTGTATAAAGCATCGCATGTCAATCACCCTTCTGGTATTTGGTGCCGAAAAACATCTGAAAATTACCAGTACCTATATACTATGTGGAAAGAATTATGTGCAGAGTATACACATCGGTATGGTAAAATTCACTTGACACAGCAGAAACTAGAGAGTATACTATCTGTTACTCCTGTTAATATTCCACATGGAGAATTGACAGAATTACCACAAGCAATGCCAGACGATGCAAAACTTCCTAATGTTGTAGAGGCTTATCGTAATTACTACAGAGTCTACAAGCGAGGTTTTGCTAGGTGGACTAAACGAGAAACACCGGAGTGGTTTAATGACTATAGCAAATGCCAGTAATGACACGAGCAGAAAATTGTCAGACGCTAGTTACAAAAGAAAAGTATATGGTCTAAAAAAATACGCAGGTTGGTATGAAGATTATTTAAAACACCCAGAAGCTCAATATAAAATGACTTTTTCTGAATACAAAAAAAATCGTATCAAAACAGAAAGGAAACGTAAATCTAAAAAATAGATATGGAACAATACTATGCCAGTGACGAATAGAAATATTCGTGTTAGCTTTCAGAAAGAAGGCATACACAAATATCCAGCAGCTAAAGATTTGAAGGGGGTAGAGTTTTTACAATACCCTCATCGCCACATCTTTCATTTCTATGTAACATTAGAAGTTAATCATAACGACCGAGATGTGGAATTCATTTTGTTCAAGCGTGAGCTAGAGTCTCTGTTTGAATCAGGTGCAATGCAAGCTGACTACATGTCATGCGAAATGATGGCAGAAGAACTTTTAGGATACATTGAAGAAACATATCCTAATAGAACAGTGCAAGTTGAAGTTTATGAAGATGACGAAAACGGAGCAATATTAAATAATGCGTAAATTATTTTACATGGGATTAGAAAGTTACGAAGCACGATACACTCTTCAACTGCAAGAATGGAACGAGCGTGTATTTAAACTTCGTGGTGTTGATTATGAAGTTATCCGAGGACAAGAGCTAGACAATAGCCAAGCTATTGTAACTGGTAGTGTACTTGATGCTCATGGTAGAACATACTATAGCATGTCACAGCACATGTCGTTAATTCAGAAAATGAAAAATGGTGAAGTAACTAGTGATGATGTAATCTTTTATGAAGATATGTTTACTCCTGGGTTAGAATGTTTACCTTATATCATGCAACAAAGTCCTGCAGAATATCGTCCTAAAGTATTTCTTCGTTTCTTAGCACAGTCTGTAGATCCAGATGATTTTATAGTTCGTGAAGGTATGTTTGACTGGATGCGTAAGTACGAAGAAATGGTAGATCAATTTGTTGATGGTATCATGGTAGCATCAGAAGAATTCGTAGCACATCTTCGTATTGCAGGTATCAAATGTCCGATCTATGTCACAGGTCTGCCTTTTGGCAAATCAGAAGTCCAAGAACGAGTTTCTAATCAGATACCCATAGTTGATAGGACGAATCGTGTAGCATACTCTTCTAGGTGGGATGATGAAAAACAGCCCCACTTCTATATGGATCTAGCAGAAGAATACTACAAGGTTGATCCTACAATGGAGTTTTCTATATTTTGTGGGCACCCTGAACTAAAAAGTAATAAACAGGAATATGTAGATAGAGCAATGTTTTTGCAAGATAGCAACGCTGCTAATTTTAAAGTATACACTGGACTAAAGAAAAACGATTACTATAGTTTGCTTGCTGATAGTAAAATACTATTCAATTGTGCGTTACAGGATTGGGTTAGTAATACAGTGAGCGAAGCTGATACTATGGGCTGCTTGACACTATTTCCAGCATACAGAAGTTTTCCAGAAGTATTTGCTAACAATGGCAATCACATGTATATTCCTTGGTCTATCGAGGATGCGTTAGAAAAGTTAGGAAGAATGGTATTAAGCATTGACAACTTAGACACATCTATGTATAATATAGGCAAGATTAGTGATTATCAGAATGGAACTATTGACAGGACATTAGATAGTATACTGACTGAAGATGCAAACCTTAGAGATCGTACATCATTTCGTAAATATGTAGCAAAGGCAAAGTATGAATAAAAATGTATTAGTAACTGGCGGCAATGGTTATATAGGTCACCAAACTGTTATTCAATTAAAAGAAAATGGCTTCAATCCAATTGTAGTTGATTGGGTAGCAGATGCTGCAAAGACTTCTTATACATATTCATTCGATGACAATCATGTCCTAGAAATAATGAAAGTACATGAAGTTGAAACTGTTATACATTTTGCGGCTGACCACGAAGTTGGTAGGAGCGTAGAAGAGCCTTCTGTATTCTACAACAATAATATACTTGCAAGTGTTAAACTCTTAGATAGATGTATACAAGCAGGAGTTAAAAACTTTATTTTTAGTAGCTCTAGTAGTGTATACGGAGACAACGTAGACTTCCCAACTACTGAGGCAACTATTAAAAATCCTATGTCTCCTTACGGTAGAACTAAGGATATGTTTGAGGAAATACTCAAAGATTACGAGGCTGCGTATGGCATTAACACACTAGCGTTAAGATATTTCAATGCAGCAGGTGCAGACGTATTAAATAGACATGGGTATGTACAAGAACCACAGTCACATCTTTTCCCTATACTTGCTAGATGTTTTGGACGAGAGTTACCTTTTACTGTGTTCGGTAATGACTACGACACTCCCGATGGAACTTGCATTCGAGACTACACACATGTATCAGACATCGCCAACGCACACATCTCAGCTATAGACTATTTGAACAGAGAAGGAACTCATAAAGTATTTAATATAGGCAAAGGCAGTGGCGAGAGCGTTTTAGATGTTATAAATGCTTTCAGTGAATATACAGGAAAAGAAATTCAAGTGAATTACGGTGATAGAAGAGCAGGTGATCCGCCTAAAACTTTTGCTGATATCACTCTAGCTATAAATGAATTGATGTGGGTTCCTAAATATACCCTATCTGATATTGTAGAACATGCATATAAGTGGGAGAATAAATAATGTATTATAGTACTAAGCATTACGATCATAGCATAGGGTTATCAGCCGTATTTCGTCAACCTAACGCAGATCATTCGCATTGCAATTTGTTGCACGGATACAGTCTAGCATTCACGTTTACGTTTGGTTGTAAAGACTTAGACAATAAAAACTGGGCAGTAGATTTCGGCGGGCTGAAGCCATTAAAATCTTGGCTTGAAGATAACTTTGACCATAAGTTAGTAGTTGACCGAGCTGATCCTCATCTAGCAGATTTATTAGAATTGCAAAAGAAAGGATTGGCTGAGATCAGAGTAATGA